GTCTGAGGATCAACTGCTTTGTTAATCGCTTTACCTACAACAAAATCAATACCAGCTGAGAATAAGGTCGTTAAACCAATTTCGATACCATTAAGTGTTTTTTCTGTCATTAACCCATGCTCCTTTCAACTTGTGCCAGGCTAAAAAATATAGGATGCAAATCGCATCCCATATTTGGTTTTAAGCCTCCGTATCAAACGGGGCAGTTTCTGACTCCTCAACAGGAGTTACATCAATTGCTGCAGCCGCAGACTGTTCGGCCTTCTTCTTGTCGAAGATCTTGTGACCAAACCAGCCAGCTGCAAAGCTAACTCCACCAGTAGCTGCTCCAGCTGCAACCTGCCACTTGTGATCGTCCATCCAATTGATGGCCTTTCCAAGCTTCGGATGCTTCTCAAGCCTCTCCTGATGCTTCTTAGCCTTGTCAGCAGCCTTCTTAGCCTTGATCTCTTCGACCTTAGCGTCTGCTGCCTGAACAGCTGCTACTGCATTCTTGCTTTCGATTTCTTCTACCTTTGTTGTCTTTGTCATACTAATGACCTCCTTTATAATACTTTAGTCTTCCGACCATTATACGTTAATATTTTTTTGCGAACTGCTATTTTTGGATAAAAATGCATAGGATTGTGATAATTCGTTAACAACCCTTGCAATTCTTAAATCCTTTGGCGGAGCGTCGCCCTCCGAATCTAAACTACCATTTATTGCATCGAGCTCATCATTGATCTTATCTAAAATTCTTTGCATAGTATCTTGCACTGTTAATTTCATTTCTATATCCATTTTTTGCTCCTTTTTGCTAAATATCAGTTAATTTTCGCATGTGGACATTTACTAAACATTACATAAACCATTACAATTCCTTCATTATTAGGACCTCTTTCGAGACATTCTTGTGTAGAATACTCAATTTTGCCATCATGATAATACTGCCAGCCAATATCCCAACCAATTTCAGCTATAGGAATATCAACATTAGGTATCATTTCATGGAACATATTCATTGAACAATAATCCTGGTCCAACATTAGGCTATTTGCTTCTAAAAGACCCTTTTCGAAGTCAATAAGACGACAATCATACTCAATTCCGGTATCAACTTCCTTAAAATGGAGAATATCACCGAGATGATCTCTAATATACTTCGGCTTTTCACCTTCTTCAAGAGCTGGTCTACGATCAATTATTTTCTGAATCTTAGCCTGTTCTTCTGGATCTTGAGGAAGATACTTAATAGTTTCCTGTCTATAATCATCAAATACAGCTCTTGTTGTATCCAACTGCTCTTTTGCAATTATCAATGCCGCTGAAAGAGCTGCTGCACGCTTAGCTGAGATGACATTTGACGCTACGATTGATGTACAAGTGCCTAAACCAACAACCCCAGCCCAAATGTACTCAGGCCAGACAAGTTTAATAATGTCTTTTGTTGTAAGATTTTCATCTTCATGTTCCTTAAGAATATCAACAGCATTCTTAGTAGCAATCGATGAACATATGGCTGTACCTGCAACTCCTGCAACACCTAAGATGCCAAATATCAAGTTAGCATGCTTTTTAAAGAATTCCTTTCCGGCAACAACTATTCCATTATTCAACATCCTTTACCTCCTTAGGATCTGTAGGAAAGAGGTCCATGACATCTTCCAAATATCCAGCTACCTCAGGATACATCTTATTGTAGGTAAGGAATGCAATACCCGATGCTCCGGCACAAGTTATAGTTGAAAGCAACTTAACCTGTCCTCTTGTAAGCCCATCAGGAAATACATGATTAACAAGCACTGTTGCTCCCCATCCTGCCATCCAGCCAAGCAATACAGATGTACCACATGACATTACCATTGAGCCTACGCCAACAATTACTTCTTTTGTTTCTCTTTTCATGTTGTCGCTCCTTTCAAAAATAAAATAAGAACAGTTACGTTCTCTATTATACCCTATGTTTTGTTTGCGAATATAAGTCCGCAAGTGCTTCATCTGGAGTTGATCCTTTGCCTATAACATATCTTTTAGCATCATCTAACCAGAAATTATGGCAAGAAATATCATCGCCATTAACATCTAAAATAGATACATTTTCTGGATACATATTAAATGCAAGCCATTTAGCTCCAGAATATGTTCCACTATAACGGTCATATACTATAGTTACTGGATATAATTCATCCATTTTATTTACCTCTGTGCTTATTAAATATTTCTACTGCATACTTAAACGGTCTTGATTTAGGATCACTAGGTGACCATTTACTAGTGTATTCTTTATCCCAAAACTGAGTTTCAAGGCGCTCTTCATAATGTTTATCACGAAGCATAATAACAATTGCACCATTGTCAGAAAACTTTTCAGTAGAAAAATACTCAACGGTGTCCATTAGATGATCAAATATCTCTTCCCAATCAGCAAGCATTTGTTGTCGTACACCATTACCGATTAAAACATTCTGATCATAAGCATTTGTTACATATACTTCAAATTTCTGAAAATATTGAGCTGTATTTAAAATATCCCATAAAGTCATTTTGCACCTCACTCAATCGTCAAAATATCATCAGGCTTAATCTTAGGTGTTGGAAGAACTGTCCAATATTTTACACCATGAACCTTAAACAACTTAGGATAAGCACTAGTTTCCTGAACCATATAAAATCCTGCATCCTTGATTGTAAAGTTATGTTCCTTATCGTACTTATCAACCAACTCCAATTTAGCACCTTCTTCATACCAACGAGCAATCTGCAAATGCCAATCCGACTCCCTTGCACAGTCCATACAGACTATGCAAGTGTCGTTCTCATTAGGCTTAGGTGCGAGAATATCATCAACAGCATTCCACTGAAATGTATATGACTCCATTACCTTGCCTCCCTAGTTCTGATTGTATAAGATTCTGCCTTGCCAAACGGATGCTCAAACTTCTTATGAATATCAATGGTCATTCCATCGACAGTGATGAAGATGTTATCCGTCTTAGAATCCTTCATCTTCTCAAGGACAATATTAAGCAGAGCGAAAGTGTCAAAGTTCTTAGGATTCGATGCTATTCTTCTACTCTCTGCAACTGACTTAAGACCCTCATTTTCATCTTTTAAATTACTAAGCTGATCTCTAAGACGAGAGTTATAAGCCTCAAGGTCAAGCTTCTGTTTAAGGAGTTCATCATACCTATCTGCCTGCTCCTGAGCTGTCTTAAGGAGTTCATCATACTTAGCATTAAGTTTATCGTACTCTTCTTTAGATTCCTTATAGACATCATATGACTTTTTTGAAATTATCATCTTATCTGTATTTGGCTTTTCTTCCAAATTATCAACGATATACTTCTTGCCAGCCTTTTCAATAGCTTCCTTGACCTTTCTAAGCTTAACAACTCCAAAGGTACGAATCTTAAGAAGCTCTTTATCTGCCTTCTCTACAAACTGTCCAACTGTCTGAATTCCAGCTCTATAAAGCGGATTCGTTATTCTTGCATCGTCAATAATATCAACAAGAAGTGTGCTAAACCAATCTTTTGAATAATTATTTTCTTCCATAGTTTCTTTTGTTTTCTCCTTCGCTTCTTCAATATCTTTATTACCCCAAGCCCAATATATGCCATTCATCTGGAATGGGTTATCTGATCTATCATAGCCAAATGCTATTGCTGCTTTTTCTCTAGTTTCTTTATCTGGAAAATATCTCTGTGTCTTATCATCTCTAATAATATCAAGATATGTCCAGTACATTGCAAGATACCTGCAAGCATCATATGTAGCCTGTCCATGAGGAAGCCGTGTATTATAGTCACATCTAGCTTCATAAATAGCCTGCTCTGTCATAGATTTAAATTTCCTAAGACAATCATATGACACATTAATATTTTTCTTGTATTCTACAGCTCCATGCCATACAACACTGTCTTTTACAAGCTTGCTCCAAATATCATACGAGATCTGCATGCAATGCCACTTGTACAAACCACGCTGTAATGTAGTTTTTGGCACATTGTGGAAAATATCAAACAGACCGCATCTTGCAGGAACAAACTCTTTGACATTAGTCCAACCATGTTCTTCAATGAACTTCTTTCTTATTTCCAAATACTTTACATAAACGTCGTGCTCGGCTACCAAATTGTTAGTTGCAAATCTACTTACTGCCATAATTTGACTCCTTTATAAATATCAATTATTTAACTACTTCGAACGGATCTTCTTCAAGAATTACTTTTACCTGGTCTTCTGAAACCTGAAGAGCATCAGCAATCTCTTTTGCTGTCTTACCATCCATTTCCATCTTTCCAAGAATCCTTCCCTTCTGAAGAGATGTGTGAATGAAATAAGACATAAGCATTGTCTGCTCCTCATTGAGTGTTCCCATGATTGTTTGGACACTCCATGCCTTTCTCATCTGCTCTTCAGCCTTCTTTGTTTCGTTCTTAATATCATCCATTTTTATTTCTCCTCCTTATCGGTTGACTCAAACCACTTCTTAAAGGATGCTTTACAGTCAGGACAAAGATCTATATCTCCATCATGCTCTACAACAGCCCAAATTCTTCTTGTCTGTTTTTCGATAATCTTCTTTCCGCTCATGTCTTCCGAATCAGAAACACGAATAAACTTAAAACGAGCATCAACGCCATAGGTTTCCCATTCTCCAGGCATTTCATAAAGCTTACCGCATCTATCACACTTCTTTGCTTCCATTTTGTTTATCTCCTTTTTAATATCATTTAAATTAATTTTGTAGGTGTAGTCATAATTAGGAGGTCTAATACAACTACTGTCTATTGTAAAATATGGCATAAATATCATCTCTCCATTTTAGCACCGCAATCTGGACAATACGCAAACGCATAAGAGATTCTATATATTGCTCTGCAATTACTACACCTAAGATCTCTTAAATGCCAATGACCGCCATTATCCGATGTTGCGTCTGAAATATCATCCCAATGAGCTTTTAGCCGTGTCTTACTTACTTTTGCTTTTTTAATCCTTGCCAAAATATCAGTCCTCCCTTAACTCATGTTCCTCTATTTTAAGACTATACATTTCGACAATTGAATCATTGTCCTCAAAAGAAATATAACAGCAGCCTCTGCCACTTATTAAATATTTTTTTCAAAATACTTACTCATTGTCCATACTGGATACTTATGAGGAGCTGCTAACAGATCATTTATTGAATCCTGAATATAAGTATTTGCATACTCAACTGCAAGATCGACATCATTGCAAATGTGAATAATATCAGTATACTTTTCCTTAGTTCCTGTTAATTCATGTTCTCTAATTACTAAATACACTTTTTTCATTTTGGCATTCCTTTCATAATTTCATCAATAACATCTGTAAGTTTTTCGAACATTTCATCTGGCGAAATATCAACCTTATAGTCTGTTCCTTCATACAGATCTAACATATACTGCTGAGGATCATCTCCATAATGCTTGACTATGATACGTACACCAGAACCTTTCTCAATAGGAGGTTCACAAATGAATAATCTGTTTCTGAATTCCCATTCGTCCGTGTCTTCATCGTAAATATCATACTTATCCGAAAACCAAGTAAATAAGTCTTTCATTCTAGCCATTGTTGTCACCTCTCATATCAGCTCCGCAATCGGTACAAAAATTTCCTTTACAACAACTAATTTCCTTGCAATTTGAGCAAATATAATACCCTTCTCTTAATCTATCGTTTGTTATCCACTCTCCTTTTGGTCTTTCATTTTCTCCCTCAAAAAAGCCATCAGTCCAGCCATTATTATAAGCGTCTTCTAACTCAATTGCCTTTCTTACAGCATTTTCCACTGAGAGTATTCCATCTTCGTAGCCTAATTCCGGAGCATTATCAATAATATTAAGAAATCTTATTGTGGGTATTGTTATGCCATTTTTGCTATTTATTTGATTACATAAATTTACCATTTCTATTTTCAAAGCATCCGCATCAATTGGTCTCATTTATTCCTCCTTTTTATTTTTGACCTTTTCTTCTAATGCAACAATAGCATGAAACATAGATTCTAAAACTAAACCTTGAAATTCTGTTTTACCAGAACCACGTCCAACTGAGAGTGTTAAAGATTTCAAAACTTTTAAAGCTTCTTCATCTGTTAATGGTTCATCTCTCATATCAGTTCTCCTTCTTAATATCCCAATCCTTAATATTTGTCTTAAACTTCTTAGCAGCCTGCCAATATCCGGGATGACCTATCAGCTTATTACCAGCATCCTTATCATCCCTAGCATGAAGATAGATTGCCACACCTGCTTTTTCGCATTCAGCTCTGTAAGGGTAAAGTTTAGTTGCCATTTGCTACCTCCGAAAGTATTTTTCTAGCCATTTTTTCAACATCGTCATTTGTGACTGCTTTCTTTATTTTCGCAATCTCATTGTCGAGCCTGCTGCATTTCAAAGCTAATAATTTTTGGCTATCACTATTCCAATCAACGGTTCTTTCAAGCTTTTTAAGCCTCTTTTTTAACTTCTTCTTTTTCATCCTGAACCTCCGAATTCTGATACTTAGCATAACCAAGCAACTTATCCATATTAGCTATTTCTTCGTCGCGTTTATCTATTTCTAACTCAAGCTTTTTCCTCATCAGATTCATATCATTAAGAAGTCGCTCCCGTTCATCTAACGACTTGGCATACTTAGAGTTAATATCATCCAACATATCTAATGATTGATCGTAAGACTTCCTAAGATACTCATATGCATCTTCCATACACTCAATATCTTTCTTATGTCTAGCCATAGCAAGAACAAAAGTAAATACCGTACCTACTAATACGATTAACAGTGCAATAATCAATGCTTTTTCCATAAATATCAGCCCTCCCCATCAATAACCCGGCCTATAATCATACTTCCAAAACAGATATTTAATAGTTTCTTCTGGTACAGTTATCTTGGCATCTTTATATACCGAACCGCCGAACTTAATATCTACTGTGAGTTTAATCGCGTAAATATCGTGAGGTGCAGTATATTCATCACCCTCACAATGACCTATCTTTACATATTCGATGTTGCTATCCATAAATATCATCACTCCTTATGCATATTTTCCAAATTTTTCTTTAGATTCTTCACAAGATTTCAACCATTTTTTGGTTTGCTTCTCTATGTAGGCATGAGCCTCTGGTTTAGTCATTCTATATTTAGACATTCTTCCAAATGCCATACCCTTTCTAAAACCAGTTGTAAATGAGCGCTTAAATACACCATTGTCGTAATATTCAACATTATCCGTTCTATATGCTGGTACTTCTAAATATAATACTTCATAAGTCATATCAGAATATGCTATCCATATTTTTCTCGTACCTACTCCAGCCGGATCATCTGCTAAGATTCTAACAACGTAAGGATCTCCAATTAAAGAATATATACTATCTTCTTTTATGATCTCTTCCATAAATATCAGCACTCCTTATACTCGAGTCCTAAAACATAATATATTGCTTTTATAACATCTGTGCCTAATACTTCTCCGTGAATTGCTGCTTCTATTTCAATCCAATTATTAACTTTATCCATACTTTCTTCAAGAAAGTCTTTTGTAACTAAATTTTTCATATATCAGTCCTCCTTATGATACTCTTCTCTAGTGCAATGTGTCACATATCTAGTTGCAGTGGTTCCATCATCATATTCATGTTTTTCAAATGCGCCAAAAACGCATCTAATAATCATTCTTTTTTCAAACGGAACTGGTTTAAAATCCAAATTAACTGTATTTTTTGGAATTCCATCATTTGATACAGACAACGTTATGTGAGGCGTTTTAACATTTTCTAACAAATTGCTAAAATCTTTGTCTGCCTCATCACAAATACCAGTGTAAATGTCATTAGGAATTATTTTAACAAAATATCCTTCATTGTCTCCATCATTGCCATAAGCCATAACCATTACAAAAGCCTCTTCTCCATAAAATTTTCTATGAGGTTTTTCCGGCTTATAAGCAACTGTTACATGCGGATTTGATATAGGATTTTCTAATCCCGTATCCTCAAACGGATGTATTTGTCTGTCATAATGTCCATCATCAAAATTCTGGCACATAACAAACAATCCTTCATAAATTGTTGTTCTTTTAATAAGTTTCTTTGTCATACAAATGTCTCCTTTCTGACTTTTAATGACTTTAAAAATAAATATAGGGGGCTAACGGCACCTAACGCGGTACGCATCGAATATAAATTCGTTAAGCGTGTTAGATGTGGACGAATTCCTCCCTATATTTGTGCCTTCGACTACTCAAGCGAGTCGCCTACTGGTACCATTATAAGAACTAATTTATTTGCGATATTATGAAATTTGAATTGGATCTGAAAAATAAATAGCCCATCCAAAATGTTTATCGTCATAACGTATTAAAAAGTCTTCACAATTTTTCCATCCATATTCACTTGAAAGTTTTGGTAAACACTCTTTTAAATATTCTATTTTTTCTTTTTCCTCATCTTTTGTAAAACATGCTTTTAATATTTCATGCTCAACAATACAATAAAGACCCAAAACAGTAAGACAACCATATGTGCTAATAGTATATTTAATCTCACGAAATAGATTATTAGAATATTCTGGATGAGCATACATTATTGGAAGTTTATAAGGTTTAGGTCTGACACAATACGTCATACAAATATCTCCTTTCTGACTTAAAATGACTTAAAATGAAGGTTCTTATTGAGCCTACAAGTCACGTCGAAGCCAGTCCATGCGTTGACCTAGATTTTTACTTATTGAAAAATCCTCTACCAAAAGTCACAGTACTTTAAGGCGTGCACACCTTCTAGGCATCCTGTTGCCCGAATGATTACTATTCCCCACGCTATGTATCGCTCAAGTAATCTTCAATCGTCCCTACACTTCTTACGATTGTCCCCGAATGGCAGCCCAAGTTGGAATCGAACCAACGTATCACAGAGTCAAAGTCTGTTGCCTTACCGCTTGGCTATTGGGCTGTATGCGAAAAAGATATAGGGGATTAATCCCCTGTATCCTCTAGTTCTTTCATTAGATCATCTTTCATATTCTCATAAGTTTCCTCCAATTCTTCAAACGAGTCAAGCTCATACATCTTTTCAGCAATGTAAGCTTGAGTCTCCGGTTTAAGTATAAGCAAGATACTTGATGCCAACTTGATTGCCTTATCGAAATCGTGTTCGATAAGAGCATCAAAGTAGTCACTAATACCTGCTACGTACTGTTCCTTCTCTGCCTTCATTTCCTCAATAAACTGCTCTTTTGTCATCATACTTAGAATCCTCCTTATTTGATTCCAAAGATTGCCTAATCGTACCTACTATACTATACAATTTATTTGCGAAAGACTAATAGGCCAAGAATATCTTGACCTATTTGCCTTGGTTTATAAGGAGGTTAAGAATTTGCTTTCGATTTCTTTTTTGTCACTTTTTTATGCCTTTTATTGTTCTTTTGTTCATTTTTGATCTCCTTGTACTCATTAATGTCATGAATTACCATGCATCCAACTAATGGTATTACCAAAAGTGGAAATGGCATTCTTCCAATAAGATATAAAACGATCAAATTAACACAAATCAATCTTACAATTCGTGACAATTACATCACCTCTCTTTCTTATAATTAACCTCTTATCAACCATTATAAGAAGAGATTTATTTGCGAAAAATCAATAGGATACAATTTGTATCCTATTGACTGGTTCAGTCGCCTTTTACACCTTTAATGATGTAGGCGATACCCATGATTACCATTGAAATTCCTAAAAGTACCATGAACATCTTACACATCACCTCCCATAATGTATTCAACTGATTCCATTATAGGAATAAAAAAATATGCGAAACAAAAAAGGAAGGCTATGTTTCCATAGCCCCTTCTTGTTTAAATGCCAGGCAGACGCTTGATCGCATCAGTTACGATCTTGTCACCTGTCCCTCTGTTCGTGATTACCTCACAAGCAACCACAGATCCTGCCAGAGTTGCTACCTTCAAACTTGTAGATATCAACTCAGAAGCCCATTTTGGCAATTCAGTGTTCTTTTTATACACTTCCTTGACCGCAACGAGCTTTGAAATCTCATCTTCAGTCTGACGTCTCAACTCGACATCCTTGATCTCCGGCAAACTCATGGATAAAGCACTAATGTACTTATCAATTGCCAGGATCGCTTCCTTCTTTGCTCTCTTAGCCTCAAGCTTGGCTTTAAACAGTTCGAATGCCATACGCATACCTCCCTTTTCGATCGGATTTAATATAGTTTCTCCGACCATTATATGATTAAATTTATCTGCGAATATCAGTCAGTCTCATCCCTACTTCTCCCAGCTGCTATTGCAATAGCAAATAAAAATACACCAATAATCAATCCAAGTCCTGTACCTGCAAAGAATGCTACTAATACATCCATACAAATATCAACCCCTTTCGTGGACAAAAACTAATAGGCTAACAATATTCCTTTCTTTTCTGTTGCCTATTAGCCGGCAGATCCTTAATGGATCTTAATGCCTTAAACAAATGGCTTATAATTCCTTAAATTTAAACACCTTCTCTATTTCTAATCTGCCATTATAAGATTAAAAATATATGCGAAAGAAATATAGGATACTAATTAGTATCCTATAAATCTCTACTAAAAATAACTTTTACTTTTAGTATAACTTACACTTTAACGCATAATACTCATCATCTGTCAGTTCCCTTCCTTCATTCTTCTCAGTTTCTGACACACGATCGTACTGATCGTCTGTCATATACATCTTGAAGATTTCATTATTGACCCTTACGTCTGTTTCATTCATGTTGTTTTTCATGTTAAGTTCCTCCGTAAAATTATTATTTATTTGCATTATAAGGAGAAATTTTTTTGCGAGATAAAAAGATATAGGAGACATTACTGCCTCCTGAATATCAATACAATTATTTCCTAATCCAACTATCAATCATTTCAGCTATGCCCCAGCCGAGTAAAACCCTCAAGCCAATAGCAATTGCTGCTATAACTGTTATTATTGCCACTACTGCCAAAATTGTGATTGCACATTCCATTGTTATTTCCTCCTATATCATAAACCTGTGACGAACCAATTTCCGTCATCATTATATGAAGGAAAATTTTTGCGAAAAGAATATAGGACAAGAAGTCCTATATATCTTAGTAAGTTCATTCCTCTATAACAGGGAACTGTTTGAAACCGAAACTTTCCATTCGTGCCTTATAAAATTCAAATGCCTCATCGTCATTCTCATATACATTAGAATCACTTTGAGCAATTGAATACTTTCTTGGCACTATGATTACATTCCATTTGCCATCATTCCTCTTGTTCATAATATAAGTTGCATCAAACTTATCTAAGACTATATGTCTCTTGCCCTTAAATGTGAGTTCATCTAACATGCTCATAACCTCCTTAATTTTTGTTTTCTGTTAGCCAAATCTCCACCGGATTAACCAATAAACAATGATTCCCATTGCTATGAAAAATCCAGGTATATAAAGTGACCAAAACAGATTTACTAAAAATTCTTTTGCTTTTGGTTTCATGTTGTCACCTCCCTATTATAGACAAAAAAATATATGCGAAGGAAAAGTTGCTAAAAGGTAATAGCAGAGTATTACTCTGCTATTGTATACATTGTTGATTCAAACCAGGCATTGTACCAACCATTCCAAGTATCGTCTTCTTTGATTTTAACTGTTGTTACTATCTCACCATGCTTCTGGAGAAACTGCCTATTAGCTTCAGCAATACGTAATGCTTCAAACCTACCTTTTACTGTAAAGGTATGCTTGACAAATACGATATTGTTTTCGCCAACTTCAATTCCAACCTTAGCTGTCGATAATACACCATTATCTTTGACGTTCTTTTTGTTGCATCCTGTTGTCATTAACATTGTCATAACCATAATAACTGCCATTACCATGATAATATACTTCTTCATTTTCTTGTCCTCCTTATTGACTTAATTGAAGTGTATAGTTTTCTATTATAGGATAAAAAAATATAGCGACCAAATAAAGTTGCTAAAAATAATAAGACTTGTAAAGCTTATAGATCTCGCCCACGGATCACGACGCATTCCAGCGTGTTTATAGATGGCCTCTTACGTGCAAACTATCTTACAATAGTTCGAATCTTCGCGTCATCTTTACAATATTTCAATCGAGTTCTCGTTAGCTGTTCCCTCGATGTCTTCTTCATTATATAATAAAAAATTTTTGCGAAAAAATATAAGAAGGGCTTCGCAAACCCACTTATGCGGCATTTCAGCCTGAAGTTATTTGTTCTATAGGTGCCATTGCTATTACCCCAATGATCTACCTTCTTATATCGAAGATAAGGTTTATAATCCGCGCCCTAATAAACTTCAGAGTCACCCGCTGGAGCTAGCCCCAGATGTTGTTTCCAATCACTTTTCTCGGAATCCTCGCTTTAAATGCTGGCCATAGTATAATCGGGGAATTCCACCCACGTGCGGTTAATTACGCCGTTTAGATTATCGCTACAGTCGCTTATCTTCTAAAGAATCATTTTTCTGACGTTCCTTCCAACTACTACCAGTTTCTTCTCTATTATACTATCAAAAAATTTTGCGAGCCTACCTACTATCCGTCCCTACAACCCTGCTATGCCTGAACAAGATCATAGGGAACAGATAGCTGAAAGGTAAGCGACATCCTGTTGAGTGTAATTTTATGGCTATCGGTTGAGGAGGTTCCTTCAATATGATGAGTACAGGATGTCAGACAATTGTCAAATATCACCAAAGCTTTGTATCGCCTGGTTTTCTAGAAGTTGGAAAATAGTCCACCAATAGATCCTCAGATCCGTAGTGTATTGCTTCGTGGGTTCTGTGGGATACGCAGATGACATTATCTGGATCTAGGACTATTGGTGAACCATCTCGAATATCAGCAATGGTTATGGGCTTTATATGGTGAATGATGATTCGTCCCCCTATCTGGAAACCATCAACCCCTAAGTCATTGCCGTTATCTCTAATTATTATCTCATTACGGAATTGCTTCCATTCTTTAGAATGATAGAATTCCTGGTTTAAATATCTTTCAAAACCGAAAGTCATTTCACCAATTCCACCACCTAATTTGAGATAGTTAAAACGCGACATAAAGTCTGGAAATTGTATTAATTCTGAGTATGTCATAAATATCAACTAGGAATTTCATCTACGGCTGTTAAATTTGCACAAGTATACAAATTATCACTAACTACATCATGAATCGCTGCTAAATTCTTTATTAAACAAGGTTTTAAATCATGAAGAAGCGTTCCAGTAGATTTAGAATATATCTTAAATGATTTAATATAATTTGTATATGTATAGCCACCTGCAGTAACTGAACAACCTAATGTGTAGTAAACACTATTACTTGTTTGTGGAGTTATTGGAAGATTAATATCATCTAATGAAGTTTCACTATTTTCATCATTATACACAAATGTATGTTCGCCTGCTGCCCAATCAGTAGCAACTGTATAACCAGAATTATTTGCTGATACATAATATTTGTTATTCCACATAAACATAAATGGTGTATTTGTACCTTGTGATGTGCTTCCCATAATATACGAGTCATTTTTATATGTTGTATCGTGAAATACACACTCTATTTTATAATCGGTATTGAGCAACCATGGTAGAACTATACCAGTTCCATAAAATTTAGCATACGTTTTGTAAACAATATCACTTGCTCCGCCGCCACTTCCACCAATGCATTCAAACCAAGCCATTAGTATACCCTCACTTTCACACCGATGTCAGAGCTCTGTGCAGGGAATGTCAGAGTAATTGCGTTGTCAGCAATTGACGCTGCTGTTGGGTTTACACCAAATACACTGGTGAAAATCCTAATATTCGAATTAGAATCCAACAAAGGATACTCAACAAAGCAGTAACCATTTGTGTTCCAGTTTCCGGCAGAACATGCATGTGTACAAATATAATTTTTAGCAACTGCTTCCTGGTCATTCGGATCAGTATAGATTACTCTTGCTCCAACAGCATAAGCGGTTTGTTCATTATAAGTTGTTCCAGTGCTAGAAAGTGTAATACTTGTACTTCCAGCCGTTAACGTCCCTACAAGATCATAACCAGCAATCTGAATCTTAAGTGCATTAAAATATACTTTCCTAGTAATATTACTACCACTAGGTCTAACCGTCATTGGTAAAAGCGAGTTTTCATCCATAAGATTATTATACAGATCTAACTCACTTAGGGGTTTCATATCTGATTCAGCCATTTTTACTTACCTCTCTATATGCCATTTCCTGAAAATCATTAGAAATCTTTTCAAAATTCTTATCTTCAGCTACTACTGGCGTTTCATCATAGTTTTTAGCGTAGAGAATATCAAGAGTATGGCTGCAAGGTCCGCCATTCTTGCAGCATCCGATACTCCCATTGCACGCTCTTTTGCAATTACAAAGATATAAAATCTTCATGGTTTGTATTCAACCCATTTCGTTGCATCAAAAGCTCCAGCGGAAGAGTTAATGATACATACATAATATTTGTTATCATACTTACACTTATTGCCAACGACGTAATCTTTTGAAATATCATACGCAGCAACAGTGTCATCTTGGTAATCATAGACTTTCCAATTACGGAAATTCCACTTTTCAGGTACTTCTTGAGGAGTAATACGTACATAGTGCACTCCATCCTTAACTACCTTATCTCCAACATTGTAAATCATTCCAGGGTGGAAAATATCATCCCTCTCATTATCTGCTTGTACGTACATACGCCACTCAAGTTCAGCCATACGAGCTTTAATAGCATCTGTAACAAATCCACTCGTCGGTGGATCAAATATCAGTCGTACATACAGATAGATGTAGGTCTTTACGTTTTCAAAATCTGAAACATTGGTCATGAAATCTTCCCAAGTCTCGTCTGTACCTGTGATTCTGAAAGGCGTATTAGGACCTACACCTAACTGACAGAGTTCATTAAATGCGGAATTAATATGAACCAAAATATCAGTATCAAAGTAATCCTCGCTAACCTGGATTCCTAACAATTTGGAGATTGTTTCCAAAATTGACTCATCCATAGGCATGCTCCTTTAGAAGGTAACAAAATCCAGCTTTACCCACATTTCATTGAAGTCACTAATTCTACCGAAACCATTCTTCTCTTCGTAGATAGTAACCTTTTCACCATTCCTAAGCTGTCCAACAGTAGCTGAGGAAATATCAGCAGCAGATCTGATGTTAAGCCAAGAATCTGTCTTAACAATACCTGTCTTGACCTCAAACTTAGGTTCAGCAGTCTTCTCTTCCTTCTTAACCTTAGCAACCTTTACTTCAGGCTCCTTAGGTGTCTCGATTTCCTTAATGTCATCGAACATTGATTTCTTAGATCTTCCAGCCATTTTTATTCCTCCTTAGCTGTAAAAAGGTGTAGCAAAGCCCAGAATGGACTTAGAATTATAGGAAACATGTCTGTATCCTACCTTATTTGACTTATTACCCTCAATTACGTAAATATAACCCTTCTTTTTGTAATTAACAGAAGTTACCATTCCCGTATGAGTAGCCTTTCCTTCGCCCTTGAAATCATAGAATACAAGGTCACCAACCTTAGGTACATAAGAACCTTTGGCATGGAAACGCTTCTTAGACTTATACCACTTCATCTGAGTAGTACAACCTGCAGACATGGAAAGCTTCTTAACGCCAACCTGCTTAAGACAAGATGCTGTAGCAATAGCACACCAAGCAGTCTTCTTGCAGTTAATTTTCATTCCCATGTACTTGTTCCAAGGATCTACGATATACTTCTGAGCTTTACCATTAGACTCGGAATAACCATTCCAAGACTTGAATTTGGTTCTAGCTTTTGCAGCAGTAGCCATAATTAAATCTCCTCATCTGTAAGGTCTTCGATAGAAATCTGATCCTCATCTTCTGCAACGCCATCCTGAATATCAGCAGTCTCTTCGATCATTTCAAGCTTTTCCTTAGCAAGAGTAACCTGAGATACACCAATAATAGCAGCAATAAATACACCAATAGCATTGCATGTTACTGTAAGAGCCTTAATCAGGGAGGGATCAACACCCCAAACAGGAAGAACTGTCTGAAGAAGAATCCCAAGAGCCGGAAAGAAAGCCAATCCGAGCCACTTTAAAATATCATACACTTTGTCGTTAAGTTTCATTGTTTGTTTCCTCCTTATGTCGGTTTATAGTATTGTATTGTAAAAGACTCCAATGATATGGCAGTATCTCTTGTACTTACACCAATAAGGTTTCCATTTTGATAAGTTGCTGACACTCCCTCCCAGGCTATCGGACCGGAGCTTGTTCTATATCCTGTAAAAGAAACGGGATAAATAGTACCGCCAGACCACGCCATTATTGTTGTGTTGGCGTTTGGTGATAATGATTTTGCAGAGGACAAAATAACTGTCTTTTCATATATCGGTCTCCCATCTATCCAATAACCAACAATCTGTTCATCAGTGGAATATTTATGTGGAAATTCAATAGCATCTGATCCCCCATATAAACCATATGGGCTAAATATGGTTCCTTGTGCAACAATTGATCCACATACTATAGTGCCGCAATCTACAATACCATCACTTCTAATAGTTATTCCGCTATGATTTGGATTACTATCAGACAATTTTAAATATGCATATTCATTGGCAAATGGTCCAGTTGTCACATGATCCGGGTTGAAGACAAGATTTCCACTAAATCCAAGTTGGCCATAATAAGTTCCGCTTGTTTGGTTACTACCAATAAATGTAACTGGCATTTCTAAATCAAAACCAGTTGCAACTTTTGGATCTAAAGGATAGCTCCACTGTCCGTCATTTCTTAAAAAACGGTGTTCATCTGATCCAAAAGTTGGACCATCTGTAACAGTATTAGTTCCATTAAATTTTACAATACATCCACTTGTTCCTGAACCAGTAACATTGTTTGTGATACTCGGTGTTACAGATACAGTTTGAGCAGAACCACCTGACGGAGTAACAGTGAAACCATTAGTGCCATTAGCAAAAGTGTATGTGGTGTTGGTATTCTGATTAGGTAAAGCAATCCAAGAACCCCATGTGCTATCAGCGGTTGCGACTCTCTGTGCCCTAACTCCGCTATCAGATAATGCAATCTGAACAGGTCGTCCTCCACTATTATCTGTCCACGGGGTGGTAGTAATTAGCACGCAATATGTGCCTGATATTATTGAATTCACCCCGATTGCTGAACAAGTCTTGAATTCTTCTACAGTAGTTTTGGGATATGTAGACATATACCAACTTGGAAGTTGATTATCATTTCGAGTATCTGAACTATTCAACTTATATGCAGATACTTTAACAGTTTGAGATGAGCCCCCAGAAGGAGTTACTGAAAAACTATCGCTACCATTTGCAAAAGAATAAGTAGTATTATTATCAGGAACAGTTACAGTTTGAGCCGTCCCACTTGATGGAGTAAGAGTTATCTTGTGTCCATCAGAACTATCTTGTGTAAGAGTATATGTGGTATCAGTAGCACTCGTATCTTTAATATTATATGTATTACCATCAGGCAATTTTATCTTTGAAATATCAGCCATAAAACCACCTCATTAATTCGAAGGTGTTGGATATACTGTATAAGTAGTTGTCGCTCCACTAAAACTCTGTGCTGCAGCCGTTCCACTAATCGTACCAGAACTTGAAGAACCAGTAAATTTCAATTCAACTGCTTGACCGCTAAAAGACGGTTGTGTTGCTTCATAAGCAGCATCGCCCGTTTTTACAGTTACATTTTCTGTTGAAATGCTATCTCCAGTTGTTTCAATAAATTTTGATAAAGTAAGTGTTTCATTACTAACAGAACAATAAACCAATTCTCCAGTTGCTGTTGTCGAACTTGGAGATGCAACTGACATATCAGTTACTACTGTTGCTTTGGTTGGATTTTTAATTACTGTCGTTGTTCCACTAGTCGCTACTGAAATAGTTGGAGCAGAAACAGAACCAGAAGGCTCATAATTTGTTGTTCCTGTTCCAACTGAAATTGCGCCACTAGGTGTTACTGAACAAGTACCACTTACAGATGAACTTGAATTAGTACCATCAGAAGTAACCGTTACTGTACCAGTATCAACATAAGCAAAATCTTTAAGAGTTCCAATACTTGTGCCTAATTCTTGCCAAGCAGTACCATTAAAAATAAATTCTGCTCCAGTACTGCTGACCTGAACAATATCACCACTTACAGCTGTTACACTTGATCCATTAATTGTAATAGGATTAGTTGTTGAACCGTCTGAAAGTGTTGTCGTTGTAACACCCAACCAATGTGTAGCATTTGAAAGAGCTTGTATTGCACTTTCGGCATCAGAAAGTCTTTTTTCAGCGCCACTTGTGGAGCCATCTCCAATCCACGCTCTAACATCAGCATCTTTGAAATAATATGTATTACCACTAGGCAAAGTTGTTTGTGCAAGAACTGGCGTTAGTGTCCAAGTAATCGTTGCCATTTTTCTTCTCCTTTTACTGTGTTGTAAATATTAAATTATTATCGTTTGTCGGATCTATATAGCACCGAACTTTATTATTCCAAAACTCCCTTTCTTGCTGAGTAATATGCCTTACATTATCAGCTATATGATCATATAACAATTCATCGATAAATGGCATATCTATTAAATAAGCATTGCCATCTCCAACTTTCATTGCTGCTATATTTTGGCCTTGATCATTTTGTCTATAATCAGCATAAATATAAACAAAACCTTTTGCTGAAACCAATTGAGGTTGACTATTCCACGTTTCTGTAGTAGCATAAAGGACTCTACAATCTCCATCAACCATATAAATGGTACCGAATTGAGCCTCAAATGGTATTGTTGTCGAATTTAATTGAATATCAGCAGAAACGTTAGAATCAAACTGAGCATTAATAGGAGTATTGGAATTACCCTGAACTTTAATAGATACAGGAGACGTATTGAAATCAATAGAAATGTCATTGACTACATTAAAGTCTGCTGACAGTTTCTGTATGATGTCAGGTTCATTATCCATGTTATTCTCCCGGAGTAATTACTCCTTCCTTATTAATATCAGCAATTTCTACTGCCTCTTCAAGACAAGCTAATGCTGTCTCATCATTTAAAAGAATTCTTACTTGAATCGTAGCATCCCCGGATTTGAATTTAAGTGTATCTTCCTGAGAAAGTTTAAACACTATAATCTTTTTATCATAATCCATAGTTTCTACATCAGTTATGTCTTTCTCAACTTTAATTTTTCCATTCTGTTGAGAAATTGTTAGCCAAACTTGTGTTATCAGGTGCAAATCAAGTTCGCTTTTGACCGTTACGTCAATAGATGGTGTTGTACCTCGTATAAACTGCATTTTATCCTCCATTGCACCATTTGCATTTACACTTGCTATCGATAATAAAATAATTATTATAGTGTTTGTATTTAATATATCTATGTCCTTTACGAATTTTGTAAGAAATAGAATTAAAATACAAAACATTATGTGGAATTTTTCCTAATTTTATGTCTCGATAAGCAAGTAGTATAGCAAGTTGAGCTTTTTTGTCTTTTGCCGAACCAGCTCTCGTGTGTTTCACATCGTAGAACTGACCTGGCTCGTTAATAACCTTAATTACTGAATTTCTGAATTGCTTACAATGAACTCTGTTAAAAATAACGGCAGCAACTAATACTTTATCCTGCATTTTTGGTCCTGCTTCATGGTTAACCACCTTAGTCATTTCCTTGAATGCTTTGGTTGAAAGATGCACTAGTTTAGCTTTCTTTTTAACAGAGAGTGCATTTAGTTCAGCATCGGACATAGTATACAATGACTTAACTTCTGGCTTTTGCTGCTGAACTACTATGTAAAACCTTTGTATCTGTGGTTTAACAGGCACTTCAGGTTTTGTCATAGTCATTGAAAACATTGTAAGCAATAAAAATGCTATATTATTCATTATGCTTTATTAATTAAATACTCTCTAAGTGAATTCTCCGCTTCTTTAAGCTTATCTGTATCATTACCGTTTATGGCGTGTGACATTAAAGCCAGAAGCGCCTTCTGTGTTACGCGATTTCCTTCTTCTATTGCTAGAAGTCTCTTGTTGTCGTTGTTGAAATACTCCTCGTGCTTCTTTAGACGATCTTCAAGATGTTTCATTTTATCCTCGATATCACGTATCTTATTGTTCTGAACATTTTCAGGTTCCTTAAGCTTTTTAACAGCACCGATAACTATCGAGACCGCAGCCGCAATAGTTATCAGTGCCGAGCAACAACCCATCAAAATAGTCCAGAACTCCTTAAAGGACAATTGTCCGTCACCATTTAACATGGTATTTTCCTCCTATTTTGAATTGTTGTATTAAACTTTAACAAGTTGATGCGTACCTACAGCTAAGTAAGCCCCATCTTTTAAAGAAACTGTATCTCCTAATGTTACTGTTGTGCAATCGTAAATAGACGTTATATCAAATTTCTTTACTCCAGAATTTAAATATGTAGAACTCTTTACATAATCTATTTCTCCAGGAGGACATGTATATGAAAATCTTGAAGTAAATAATCCAGAATTATTTCCGTTTATTTCATAAAATGTTCGTCCAGAAATAGAATAAATGTTAGTTCTTGTATTATAGTCTAAATTAGTAATTGCTGACCAATAAGCAGATGCACCGGATGAACCAGCATATATAATATTGTTATTAATTTGATCAACACGATTCTGCCAATTCTTATGGGAACTATTAATTGACAGTAATACAAAATTATCGTTTATCAAATACGAAACATAAAATCCTCTATCCTGAGAATCTGTATATGCTGCCGAATCTTGCCAAGAAATATCAACATTTATAGAACCGCATGCTAAGTTATAACTACTGGTATCGGTATTTAAAGCCGCAGCTCTTGTTAGAGTAAATGCTAGCTTATTGTTTATTGAAAAATTAAAAGTAGGAACATGTGTTAAATCACTGTCAGAAAATTCAGTATTTACATTGCTAGAACAAGTTATTTTTGAATCTAGACTAGTTAAATAATCGATAAAATCTGACATAAATTCTTTTTCTGTTCCATTTAATGACACTAAATTCCAATATGATATACTCATTCTTCAACCTCCTCCTCTTCTTCATCATCAAGAGGAGCCAAACAATGAGCTCCTAAAGCTATATAGTTTCCATCAGGTAATGACGCAGTTGATTTGATAGTAACCGTTGAACATTCCCTTAATAAATTAGACTGGAATTTCTTAATGCCACCATTTATAAAATACGATTGGGCCAAGAAATCGATTGTTCCAGAAATAGCAACATATGGAAACATATTTGTATAAGTATACTGTACTCTGGCTGTATCTCTTATATCTTCGAATATTAAAGTAGAAATATCAGCAACTTCATCTGCCGTATTTAATTCCTTATAACCAATTAATGCTTTTGAACTAGAGATATTTAACAGCATTAACTCTAAACCAGTTTTACTAGCTTGCAAATCATTTATAGCTATATAGATACAATTATCATCAATATAAGTATTAACCGCTAAATTTGTTTCACTTGAATTATTTTTAGCAGTATCTGGTATAAGATCCTTATTACCATTTTTTAAACAACAAGCTGTATAGGACAAACCATTATAACCAAAGAAACCTGAAATATCAGTACCAGTCAATTCGAAATTAACACCTGTATAAGTTGTACCACTAATTTCCAAAGTTCCTTCTTCAGCTGAAATTATAGTCGATTCTTCAGAATTTAAATTATTTAAATAAGCGATCAAACTAGCTATTCTTTCTGACTCGGAAGTAGAAAATATAGCTCTATTATATACACCCATATTCTACCTCCTTAATTAGAATACGCAGAATTAGAATCTACGCCGATCAATTCTCTGCCATCAATTTGATTCGATACGTTTCCTGCAAAAAACATTACAGGTATTGTATTTCTACCTCCATTATCTAATGTTATTGCTGCTCCAGTGACACGAACAGTAATTTTTCCAGTAGATTCCAAACTTAATACTGGCGACCCACTGGATATAAAAGTGGCATTTTTTGCTACATACAATGGAAGCGGACCATTAGATAAAGTTCCAACAAATGCGTTGGCACCTGCATTTACTTTTGCACCTGATCCAACCAATGGAAAATATATGTATATAATATTTCCGCATCTATATGCACTAACATTGCTACAAGACCAAGCACCTGAAGTTTTTGTTATTGTATAGCTAATAGGAACCACTGATGTATTAGTTTCAAGAGTTCTCACTCTTCCTTTAACTTGATCTATTTCTCCAGATAAATTAGGTATTGAAGTATTATTAATTGTATTAATGCTTCCATTAATATCACTAATCTGTGAATTAATTCCATTTGTTCCATTAATTGCTGTTAAAGCAGAATCAGCTTTTTGATCGGCTCCATCAATTTTATCATTAACGAGATTAATAGCGCTATCAACACCAATCCACTCTGTCCAACCATTTGAATAGATTCTTCTATATTCCCAACATTCATATCCTGATTGAACAAGATATGCTGTCTGAAGATAAGTATTATTTCCATACTTAATAGTTGTTATAAGGAAAGTATTTCCAAAATTATTTGGTAATGTTCCACTAACTTGGCCTCTAGTCACCAACATAGCCTTAGAAAGCAGATCACTATCTGAAATTTCGTCAATATCTCCATTAAAAACCATAGGTTTTGGAGTGGCAGCATATCTATATGTCTGCCCTTTAATATAACTTCGGTCTATATAACCTGCTATGTTTTCAGACATTTAAGACCTCCTCAAAAATATAATGTGTAAGTTTCTGCATCCACTACATAGTAAATCTCAACATTGTTCGTACCTACAGCAGGTGCAGTTTTTAGTGTTACCGTATATGTTTCAGGATCGAATGTATATTTATGTACCATCTCTCCATCAACTAAAATATCAGCAATACTACTAATTATAGAAGAAGTTTCTATTGTAAATTCAACAGAACTACCATCTCCATCAAATTTAGCTACTTCTTCGTCAACTTTAGGATAGACCCCCTTAACGTAGTTATCGTCATTAATAGAATCCAATTCATCAATCATTTGTTCATAAGGATCTTCATTTGGATCAAGCATTCTCTGCATTGAATCAAACCAAGAAACAAATGGTGTTGTAATATTTCCTAAAGCTGGCTCCCATTTTGAATAAAGTTCAGCAACTGAAAGTCGCTCACCAAGCCAAGCAAAGTAAGGTGTTTCTATTCCAACAACATACTCGATATTATAATCCTTAATAACAGTAGCATTAGCAAAAACCGTAACATATGCTATCGGAAACTGATCAATACCACTAGAATGAATCATTGTAGGCTTACTTGGAGTAGAAGAAGGCGTTCCTTTAACAATCTTAAGACTGTTAAAACGTTGTGTTGGATTATCAGGATCATCGTATACTCCAGTCGTATATTGAGTATTAATTTCAATAACAACAGCATCTATTCTATCATATGTTGAATTAGCTGTGTCAATAGTTAATGTCTCATTATCTGTTGAAATAGTATAAGTTCCAATAAACCATGCTCTTCCAGGAGCTACTATAATATTCATTCCATTACCATCTGCAGAAACCATGAATTGCTTATTTGCAGGATCATCATCTCTATTCGAGAGATAAACCCCATCTAAGATAAGACCATCGAAAAGCTTAGACATCTGTCCACTTTCATAAATCCTATCATATTCGCTATTTGTGTATAATGCACTATAAAAACCATATGAAACTGCCATAATTAGCCTCCTGTTTCAATAGTTCCAGTATAAACAATACATTCATTAGCATTAGGATTAGGATACATTGAACCTGTTACAAAACCAAAGTTAATAATTACAGGAGGTATTTCTGCTTTACTCGGTGATAGATACAAACAATCATCGCTAGTATAAGGATACTGTCCAGACAGATAACCAGTACTATAAGTATTAGCTACGATCTCCGCAATCTCGATAACCTGATCTGCTGATATGGTTCCAAGGTCGTCCTTAATATCGTTAAACCACTTATCAAATGAATCCGAATACTGACTCTGATATGAATCGAACTGAGATTCTAGATTCTTAAGAATTGTAGAGACAGTAATATCTGGATCTGTTACAAGCGACTCAACATATGGAGCTCCATCAAAAACTCCTATCATATCTGTTATCTCAGTTCCTATTATCGGACTATCTGGATCAATATTTGGGTTAATATGAACTGTAGCTATTAAATAATAAGTAACATGACCTGGAATATTAATAACTGGTTTAAGAGATGGGGCAACTGGTACCTCGTCTCCCTTTTCAACCCAGATACTATTAGCTCTGGAATCTTTATCAATTTTGATATAGATACCATCTAATCTATGAGCACCAGCATCTCTAGAATCTAGTTCTACTGTGCAATCTTCAGAATTCAAAGTCCATGTTTTATCAAACCATGCTCTTCCAGGTTTAACAATTACCTCGAGATGACCAGTTGAAGCATTGTCTGAAGCAACAACCTTAAATGGCGTATCGCCATATTTTTTAAAAATACCGTCAGAGATAATGCCATCAAAAATGGCACCAAAATCCTCAGCACTATAAACTCTATCTCGTCCAGAGCTAGACTGACTAGCGTTAAAAAAGCCACTACTTACTGCCATTTTGAATTTTCTCCTTAAATATTAGCTAACAGAATATTTCTATACTGTCCAGCGTCTACGTTTATAGTTTTAATGATTCCAAGGTCAGTGCCGTAAGGAGGAGCCCATGAAGGGAATAGAACTCCAGGCACGACAAGTTTAGGATTACCATTATCGTTAACTTCGACATCTATATAGAACAGTGGTTCACCTACAACAGCCGGATGCTGCTTAAGCATTTCTGTATCAGACTGCTCTTGGTAATCTGTCCAGATGTCATAATTTCCTTCTTCGTCCTTAGTAATCCATGCAACCATATGAATATTTCGTTTAACTTTCTTACCCTTCTCAACATCAGATTCAACAGTAATTTTCTTAACAAATGACATAAGATAGTAAGTTGTTTCGTCTTTTTCAGCAGTTGCAATAACAGTTGGTTCTGTAAATCTTGTTGATTCAGGAATCTTAACCAAGAATGTGTTGCCAAGAAGCTCGTCATTAACTTCAAGATACCTTGTAGTAATCGTACTTGCTTCTACCGATTCGAATGTTGGATAACACTTGATTCCGGTATTGTCATGAGAAATTATGAATTCCTTAACACGAACTGAATCATAGTATCCGTAAGCATCACGAACTTCAACGATATCACCAATATTATAATCGTAACGATACTTAAAATTGGTATCATAACCAATCTCAGCATCAAACTTCTTAGTCATTCTGTTTGCAGGAATTGTAAGTTCAGCAAGAGCCATATCTCTTACGGTTGCCTGCATGACACCGTCATCAACAAGCCAATCTACAGTTTCCTGTTTCTTGTTATCATAGAAATAGTTGTATGTAGAAGGCACTGAAGAGGCATCTACAAACATCTCTCTACGATCAAGACCGCCTGCGACATTGTCTTGAACTGTTCCATAAATATCGTAATTCTCAGTAGGAATATCTTCAAGAGCTTCCCAATTCTGAGCATTAAATATTTTGTATTTGTCTTTAATTTTAGTCCAATATGTCGTATTAGATGGAGCTTTACCTTTAACTTTTCCAGACTTGTACTTCTTACGAACATACATGAAACCGTCGCCAGTTGCATTCTTTGGCTTATACCAAACTACTTTATCTTCAGTATATTTGGTTTTATTACTATATGTAGCATCTTTTTCACTCTTTCTATATATAGTAATTTTGCCAGTTCTGCTTGCATCATTAAAAGTTATAAAATTGCCTTTATTATACTTTTTAGTCTGTTTCCAATCTTCGCATTGCTCAAATAATGAATGCTTTGTAGGCTTACTCGACTTTTCTTCCCAAGATGTATTGGCAAATATCTGTTCTGTAACATCCAGATCATGAGTATAGGTTTTCTGTGGACTACTATTATCTTTATATGTATAGCTTGTAATAGTAGGAATCCATTTAGTCTGATCTCTATCTGCCCAAGGACCAATAGATTCGTGATCCTCGATACAAGTCCAATAAGTAACAGTGCTATTTGTTGTATCGGTTACCTTTACTACATCATCTTCTTCATGTTTAGCAGGTTCTTCTTCTGTTCCAATGACATATTCTTGAAAATATGAAGAAGGCTTACCCCAAGAAACACGAATATCAACACGATCCCATCTTGTAGGGTCCCATACATCTCCAGAATTTTTATAATGATTATCTTTAGCTTTAAAATAATAAGTTTCGGCATCATAACTATTAGAATAAAGTAAAATAGATGAATATTCTTCATCACTTCCAGGAACTGTTTCAGGTTCTGTTGAAAGATAAAACTTACCGTCTTCTGTAGTTATTGCTCCATCTATCTGGGTTCTAGAAATCAAATCTCCTTGAGCATACTTATCAGGATAAATCCATTTTTCTTCATTATCATCATAATAAGCATTCTCATTAAATTCATCTGGAGCCCAAGTAAGTGCATTTATATAATGTCTAGTTTGCTCTAAATCGGTGTATGATCTATGAGGATAAATATGCTCATCATCACAAGTACCAAAATCTATCTTAACGGCCCATACTTTATTATCTCTAATTCTTACATTTCCTGTTTCAAGAGCAATTTCCTTATCGTCAAACTCTTTAACAATGTACTTAGTTCCTTGACCTTTAAAATATGCCATGTTCTTGTATGTAGACATGTCTATTGCAGAGTCACTTGCCAAAAGATTATCAAAGTCATTTGAAAAACATACATAAGGATTTGCTGTCTGACTTGCAAGATGACTAACTCCTTTGTAAAGATGAAAATACATCTTCTTTTCCTCAGGGTCCATCGTCATTGCAAAACTAAACTCATACATGTCACAAAGAGCCTTTATGGCATCATATAAGTTTTCTCCATGATAAGAACATGGAGACATTTCTATATCAAAAATAGGATCATCTGTATCTGGAACAACAAACTCTACATTAGGAATCTTTCTCTGAGGTTTATTACCACAGTTTTCAGGTTCAATAACATATAGTCTTAAAAGATACTGAATAGCCATCCAAACAGGAAAGTCCGATCCAGCGTCATCAGCATCAGATAATGGATCAAGTATCTTAGTTAAGTTTACTTGAGTTACTATATCACCTTCGTAATTACCGTCATCATCCTTTTTTGTATCGTTCCAAATAATCCTTCTTTTTAAAATTGATTCAAGAGAATGACCAGATATAATTACAAAATTGCCATCCTCTAAATCTGTTTTGTATTCTACTTTTTCAACTATCATTGTTCTATTAGATTCAGAACATTGAATATAATAATCTTGATGAATATTCGCTAATAGCTCAACAGCATCAGCAGGGATATATAATTCGAAGTCACCAAGATCTTCATATCTATCATTCCAAATAAAAGATTTATAAGAATCAACGATAGCTACTTTCTGCATATTTGTATTGAAAGATATGACTTCCATTTTGAATTATACCCCGTAATAATAAGTTTTGTTCTTTACACTAGCTGTAATTTCTATAGCGCCATCCTTTTTAATAACCAGATAGTTAGATCCAGTAGTCAAATAAACCCATTCTCCAGTCGGTTCAACAGCACTAAGCATGTTGTATTCGACTCCGTCATGCGTATAAATTAAACCCTTTTCTCCTACAATCGTAGAAATGGTCAATTTGTCTCCTGCTGTAATTCCATTGTAATCTTCTATTTGTTCGGCTGCCAAGTTAACGACTTTTTCAAGAGAAAATATGTTAGCTGTATTAGTTAGAGAGTTGTTTATTCTAATAGTTTTGTTTTCAATTGAATCCAAATCTATATCTGATTTAAAAACCATTTCAACAACAATTCCAACATCAGCGTCTCCTTCATAGTAAACATCCGTTACTACGTCAGGAACAACATCGCCCATTAAGAGCTCAGTTCCATCTTCTGGAACTTTAGAAAACGCGAATGAAAATTCAGGATTTGACGAAATACTGAATCTTTGTTCTTGTGACGATGACTTATAGAAAAATGGCTGTGGACAAATGATAGAAATTGTAGTTCCTTCTTGAGAAGAGAACGGTACAGGCTCATTTGACTCAACGTAGCCATCTATATAGAAATCCTTATTAGTCTTTCCATCACTAGTTGTAATTTTAAGTTTAACATGTTTTTTAAGCGGAAAGTAAACATAACATTTGCGTCTTATGTCCTCTATTGAGAGTGTATCATGGTCTACAAATATTAAGTTAAGTACAATATTTCTCGTGCCTTTTCTGGCAGAATTGAACAAACCACCATCCATCGATGAAATATCAGCCACGTTTATGGTAGCCTGTCCAGGACCTAAACCGTCAATGGAGGCGACGGCCAACCCCTCCTTCCAGGGATTGGCCAATTCGCACATCATTGATTTGCCAGTGTGGTTTGTAACTGTAAATGACTGAATCATCTTTAGAAACCTCGTGACATAGAGAGTTGCCTCTGAGTCTGTCTGTAAATGTCAATACGAGACAGAGCCTTCGGCGAGTAGTTGTTTTGTGTGAAATTATAGACGTTTTGCCATCTATCTTTCATGAAAGGATTGAGCTCAGAATCCTTATTGATGTAATCACCAATAGCTGCATTCTGTGCTGCTGAAAGTGAAGACATTACAATACCATTTGCCTTGTTTGCATCTGATGCAAGTTTGTCAAGGTCAAAAGTAGGAGTAAGGTCTGCTCTGTTCTTTTCCAAATCCTTTTTAAGATCTTTAGCTTCATTAACTGCTTTGTTCTTATCGTCTTTAAGATTATTTTTGTTTTTACCTGTGTTGAAATTCCAAGTATTAAGTTTCGGATCACTAGGAAGTCTACTTGTTACATCCTTCCAGAAATTCTTTAAACCATCAGCAATACTTGTTTTTGATTTCTTTCCGTTAATGCCCAACTGTTTGATAGCTGCTTCATAATCGGCTTCAAATTGTTTGGAACTAAGTGTTCCATCTTGTGCCATCTTAGCCGTTGTATTTTTAACAATGGCATCCAATTGAGCTTTAAGATTATTAACTTTAGCATTTTGTTGCTCTAGATCTTTCTTAGATTGAATATATTCTTTATAGTTACTTGAATTAACTTGGCCTGTTTCAGCCTTATGCTGCCAATCAGCAGCATTAGCTTCCATTTTTGCACGTTTATCAAGTTCTTTCTCAAGAGCAGCTGTTATCTCTTTCTGAGAAGCTTCGTAAGCATCTACTTCAGCTTTCATTATTGCAACAGATTTCTCTAAGCTACTTGCTTCGAGTTTCTTTTGCTGCTTTTGTTTTGAGAACATAAGAGCAACCATTTTCTTTGATTCCTCTTCAGCTTGCTCTTCAGACATTCCTCTATATTTTAATTCATTCTTAATAATTTCTTGAGCTTGAGATTTAGACTTTCCTACTAACTGCTTCTTTTTATCTTCAGCAACATCAACAAGAAGACTATTAGTTTTAAGTTGCTGTTCCAAAGCCATCATAGAAGCTTCCTCTTCTGTAGAAAGAACTTCACTCCAACTACGAGTTGTAGCCGCTTCTAATGACTGAATTGAAGACCATAATATTTGTTCTTTATCTCTTTGAACACCAAATAAATAATCTACTATCTTTTGTGTTTCTTCCAATCTAGCATCTTCATCATTAAGTCCAAGTTCTTGAGCCTGATGATAAGCAAGATTATCAATATAAATTCTTGCCTGTTGTTCTGATAGTCCAAGTAATGCATCTTTTTGCTTAAGAATTTCTTCAGTCAACGCCTTATGGAATGATACTTCCTTTTCTTCTCCACTACCGTATTCTGTGTATTTTATACCTTCATAAGTATTAAGGCCTTTTCTAGTATCTAGTTCGACACCTACCTTTTTATATGCATCTTCTATTGTTTTAGAACCCGTTATTGTTTCTTTTATAAGCTTTTTATTATTGCTATTCATCACATTAACTAATTCTTTTCCACCATTAGAAAGAGCATTTTTAGCACCAAGGATATAATTCCAATAAATATTATAAGACTTTTTAGAAGGAGAGTGTTCGTCAAGATCAACTTTAGCTCCTGCAATTAATCCGGCATTTGCTTTAGATTGAGCATCGACTAATGCATCTTCCATTCCAGCAAGACCATCTACAGCACCTTGTTTATAATTCTCTGTTATTTCTTTAGAACCTTCATATGCTTTTTTGCTAGCTTCTTTAACATTCTTTTCGAGATTCTTATCAAAGAAACTTAAACCAATATCAGCATTTTCAGCATTTTCATTCCATACATTTTTCCAACCGGTAACAATACTTCCAAATGAATTTGAAGCAGTATCTTCCAAACCTTTTACAACATTTCCAAGATTATCGGATATTCCTTTAGCCCAATCCCATCCAAATGTTTGATATAAAAGATCAGCCCAACCAGCTATTGGTTGAGTTAAAAGTTTAGTAGCTTGTGCTGCCAACCATGATACAATTCCAAGTAAACCTCTTGCTAGTGTAAGGCCAAACTGTATCATTATACGTCCAAGTTTTTCAAAACCATCTACAAGAACTTGTTCTAATCCTTTCATAGAGAAAAGATCTTCCATCTTATAGCTGTCTTGAACTTCTCCAGTCCATCTCTTCCAAGCGCCTCTAAGTGCTATTACAGCAGTTGTAATAGCTGCTACAGCAAGAGCTATTGCTCCAAGAGATGCACAGACATTTCCAGCAGTTGAAGAAAATACACCGCCTGTTTTAGAAAATGACGCAAATATTCCTTGACCTTCTTTTGCTAATTCGACATTATATTCAAGTTGGAATTTTAGTTCATTAAATGCTTTCGAAACATCTTTTATATTCTTTTTAGAATTATTTAATCCAGTTATAAGTGTATTATAATTACTTATTGTTTTAATAATATTAGGAACAACATATTTTCCAAGAACTGTTGCTATTCCTAAACCGCCAATCCATTTAAGAACTTGATCTGATGAAACAACAGGATCTCCATTTTTACTAAAGAAAGCATTAATAGCTGTAGCAATTTCTGTTCCAAGGAAATCGACAAGATCTGTAATAATGGCAGCAATATCTTCTTTTCTAGATTTTAATGTTGTTACTACTTTTTTAACAATATCTATTACAAGATTTACAAATTTATCAGCAATATCTTTATATGCATCGCCGACTGACATTACCATATCAATAAAACCAGTAGCAAATGAAGTGAAAATAGTTCCAAAAGAATTTCCCAAACTATAGAATAACTTTTTAAGTTCTGGTAATGCTTTATTTAATATTTCAGCTATTCTTCCTATCTTTTCGACAATATTACTCGTAGCTTTGTCTGAATCAGAGTTTGAAATATCAACTGCATTTATTGACATTATTAATGCAGCAACTGCAGCAGTTAATACTCCAAATGACACTACAATAGCCGAAATGGCAAACGCAATTCCCTCAACTATTTTTACAAAATTAGTTGAAAAATCGCTTTTTGCCTTAGAAGTAATATGCGCCATAAACACAAGAAGCGCAACTGTAGCAGCAGATATTATTCCAATAGTAACAACAATTGAAGCAGGAATAGACCCAGCTTTGCTTAATGCATAAAGTCCTGCTGCGATAGCTAAAACAGATACTGTCATAACAGCAACTAATGATCCAAGTTTTTTAAATACTTTCGCATCTTGTATATTAGAAGCAGCAGCTATCATTGTAGTTGCTATTATTCCAAAAACGCCCATTACAGCTATAATTGCAGTAAGAGCAGCTGCCCAAGAATCACTTTGATCTTGTCCAATATATTTGACAAGTAAAGCAAACGCAGCAGCTATAGCGACAACAGCAATTATTGCGCCAGTTATTCTGACACTAACTTTTTTAAGTTTATCAAAACTACTAGCATTAGAAGCTATTCCAGTAATTGCTACTGAAATAACGCCAAGCATTGTTATTAAACCAATTATTATAGCAAAACTCGATTGCAACCTATCGGCTTCTATTTTAGAAAGTGCTGCCATAGCACCAACTAAAACAAGCACGGCCAAAGACATAGATACAATTATTCCAGAAACTCCAGCAAGTTTTGCAAATTGTGAAAATGTTCCTGCAAAATTGGTAGCTGTTTTAGAAAACGCATTCATTGCTGCAACAAGAACGCCAACGGAAACAGCTAATACACCTATAATTCCAGAAAGGGCATATATTGCTATTACTGTATTATCTTTATCAAACTTAAATAACAATACAAGCGCTGATAATGCTCCAACTAATATGAATATAGAAATAGCAATGTCTTTAAACATTTTACCAAGGCTTTGCTTATTAAAACCTTTAGCTAATTTCATACCTATTTGTCCGAGTTGCGTTGTAAGATTATTTAATACATCAAATTGTGTTAATTCTTTTCTACTTTTTCCCAATACTTCATTAAATCTAGTAAGGGAATTTACTACGGTTGCTAATGCGATAGATAATGTTGTAATAAATGCTATAAATATTGTTAATCCATCTTCGAGTTGATTATATGGAACAAATGATAAAGCAATCATTGCTGCTGCAAGAATTCCAACAGCAATAGCAATATTAAGAATTGTTTTAGATTGTGCTTGCTTTTGATATGCTTTTAGTACATCAATACCACTATTAAGAAAATCACTAATATTATTCATTATATTGATCTTCTTAATTGACTTAACAAGATGCGATATACTAAGAGCAGCTACAGCGGCTCCACCGCCAATCAAAGCAAATTTCTTAGCAATTCCTTCTAATGTTAAATCTCCATTACTTTTAATTGTTTTGAAAAAATCAGTGATTGGAGTAAGAAAGCCTTTTATCTTTTCCCATATAGAATTTACTTTCTTTCCAGTTGTATCTAATTTTTCGCTTAAATTAGTATAAGATTTATCCATCTCATATGTTGCTGTTTTTACTTTTCCAACAACATTTGATTTGTTAAAAATATTTCCTAATTTAGTTAAAAATGTTCCTAATACTCCACCAATTTTCTTAGTAACTTGCTCAAAATTTAAAAGTCCTCTTCCATAATCACTCAATGCTTTTAAAGTATTGAGAATTACTTTCTTAGGACCTTCAAGCCATGACCAATCAATATTATTCTTTGCATTTCTAAGTGCACCAAATATTGCATTAAGTACATTCCACAAAGAAGTCACTACCATTTTGAATAATCCAAAGGCAGCACTCATCGGTTTAATATTAAGTTCTTTAAAATATTCTTTAAGATTCTTAATCGTCTTTTTTAGACCATCAAAGACCCATAAAATAGCGCCCAATACAGGATACTTCTTACCGAGTTCGTCAATGTTGTCTAAAAAGTAATCCATAACATATCCAAAGATTTGCCAGTCTTTAGCAGCATCTCTAAATACAGTTATCTTATCCCCAAATTGTCCTAATTTTTTAATTATTCCTACTAAACCTTTATTTGTGTTACCAAAAAAGTCATTAAAAAATGGAATTCTCTTAATTATGGATTTAATCGGTTGAGAAATTGCCATCCAAGCGATATCTACTGCAGAAGCAAGACCTCTAAAGAATCTTATAAGATCTTTAATAGCATCTGTTACTTTCTCAATATCGCTTGTATCCCATAACTCTTGTCCATCTTTTTGTATTTTTCCAGTATTTAAAACAAAAGCTCTAGTAAATTTTTCTACTACACTTAAAACTTTTCTGGCTGCAGCAGCAATTCTATCAACTGGGAAAATGTTATAAAAACCAGTTTTGACAGACTTAAGAAATGTCTTAACAATAGCAAGCATATTCTCAATAATCTGTCTAAAGTTATCTTGACCAGATTTCCATTTTCCATCTACGCCTTTATCTTTGCCACTAACTATTTGCTTAAATAATTCATTTCTAATATTAGCATTATTATCGATAAAATCACTTATTACATTACTAATTCTAGTATAAAGCTTTTTAGCATCTTCAAGATCACCAAGAAGAATTCGGAATGATTGAGCCCAACCAGAACCAATTGCTTCTCCAATGGTATCCATTAACTGCTTAAAAGTCTTAACTCTAGTTGCTGCTTCTTCTGCGGCATTAGCAATTTCTCTAAGTTCACTTATTTGTTTTTTAGTGTATCCTTTTCTCTTAAGATCGGCCTCATCCAAAGCGCCAGACATAATGTCCATTGCTTCTGTAAATACATCTTTAGTAAGCCAACCTTCTCGTAGAGATTCTCTGAGAGATCCCCACTTTTTTATCATTCCATCGATGTCTTTACCAGTTTGTTTGCCTTTTACTTTCATTGTTCTGGCAACTTCAGTTATAACTTTGTTAAACTGCTTACCAGCGATACCAGAAAGTTCCAAAGATCTCCAAGTAACATTTGTAAATCTTCCACTAGACATTGCTCTCGAAACGGCATTCCATGCCATCTGAGCTTTCTGCATATTAGCGCCAACAAGGGCTGCAGAGTTTGCCAAGCCTTTAATTGTACTTACTGAACTTTTTAATCCAACACCAGCGGAACTAAACATACCTATCATCCTAGTCATTTGACCGAAATTATAGATAGTTTTATCAGCATAATCATTCAGTTCATCAAGAGCATTATTAACATCTTGAAGACTATTTCCATTTTGTTTAACATTTTGATAGATGGCTTCAGTGGATTCAATAATAGTATTGTATTCCCCCATGCCATCTCGCATGCCTTTTGTTAGAGCGCCCCAGGCTTTCTTTCCAAGATTATATATATCTTTTCCAAGACTACTAAGAACGCCAAGCATTACTTGACCTTTTATCGAGAAGGTATTTGCTAAATTACTAAAACTTGTATTAATATTATTTAAATGCTCTTTATTATCAAAAATACTTAGTCTCTGATCCAAGCTATTTAAAGCTTTAATACTATCGTTAATATTACCGTCAAAGTTGGAATTGTCAAATGACATTTTTACAACTTGCTCATCAACCTGTGAGTGCGGCATTCTTTAGCCCTCCTTCCCGAAAAAGTATTCATTAATCTTATCTATTACTGGTCTTATCGCAGAGTCAATGTAATTGTATCCCTGCGTCCAAGAACCATCTAATGCAGCATGTCCTGTATCTATAATTATAGCAATATTGACATGATCATTAACATTGGTATTATACCAAGTAAGATGGGTTTCGCCACCTTCTTCATAAATCTCATAATACCAAGAATTTGCAGTTTTACCAGTTCGGACTGGGGTAGCAGCCTGCAATCTGTCTACCCCCATTTGTCCAAACTCATTAAGTTTAATAAATTTTTTATCTACTTTCATCTTTTCAAGACGATTTTTCATTCTATTATTAAATCTTTTGTCATATCCAAATGTTACAACTGGTTTCATAATAGAATTCTCCTTATTTATCCTTTAGTATGCAAAGCCGCCTTTCTCATCTTATTTAAAGAAGCATTCTGGCTAAGAATACTCATAGGAGACATCTTTTTAGCAGGCATATTTTCAAGAGAACAAACCCTTATCAAAGTCATAAGTCTATTCAAATGCCATTTCTGACATGGATCAAATGGTATATCATTCTGTATCATCCACGAATAGATTACTTCAGACGTGATTATCTTATTGACCGGAGGAGGTGTTTTATCTTCAGCAAACCAAGTTGCAGTCATAGTATCATAAATATATGATACTATATCTGCTTTGTTTCTTTCTGAAATATTTTCAAATACTTCATCTGGAACATTTGTTAAAGACATACACCTAACATAGTCAATAAATTCTTCATCTGTCTTTTGGTGCTTTTCATCTAAGAAAGGTTTGTGCCATTTTGACTCCCATTTTGAAATAGAAATCAAAGAATGCTCAAGGGTTAATTCCTGCGGCTTAGAAAAAACAAATTCATTTTTGTTTTCATCAAAAAATTCTCTTTCAGGTATAACTATCTTTAGCATTCATATCACCTCTAAAAATTAGTTATTTCCAGAAGGAAGTCCAGACATTTTTGCCTGGAGATTCTGCTTATTTGCTTCATTCATAAGATCCTTAGGCAAAATGCTGTTAATAAATACAGCTGCCTTATCAGGGTCCATCAAAAGTTCTGTAAAAAGTGCATCAAATGCAGGTGTCTGTTCGAATGTCTCTGCAAGAGATACGCCATTTCTCTTTTTAATAAAAGCACGACCATCGTCGGACTTTTCACCATAAGCCTTAAGGATAATTTCCTTAAAGATTTTCATAATTTCTCCGCCATCATTAGCGTTAGTAATTCTTTCAAGTTTAGCCGTAAAACCGCCAGGTGTAGTAAGTTCCATCTCTGTCAGTTCAGACTTTGAAATAAAGAAATAAAGGTCCTCTGTACGAGTATTTCCATCATAATCTTCATAAGTAATAGTTTTCTTTAACATAGTATTTAAGTCCTTTCAAGAATTAAAAAGGCGGGCCAGCCTAACTGAATACCCGCCAAAAATTGTTAAATCAGCCGTTTCCTGTTGTAGCAAGAAGTGTATAAACTGCTGAAGGGAGCGGGAGGTAAGGATCTGTAGGATCAACACCAGAACCGCCATTAGTTCCATAAAGAGCATTCTCAAGAGCGGTGAGACCATCCTGTGTACACTTTGTAGAATCGATAGTGATGAGAGCCGTAGGCTTATAAGTAACACCATTGATTGTGCAAGAAACAGGTGTGGTTGTAACAGTCCATGAGAATGTAATAGCAGAAGGGCTATCATTAACTGTTTCATATGATCTCTCCGAAGGAGATGCCTTACAACCATAAAGAAGATGGAGCTTGTAACCGTGATCCTGACCATCAGTATCATTACCAAGAGCAGTTCTGTAGCAAAGACCGAAAGTCTTTCTTGCCTGCTGTCCAACCATCATAGGCATCGTGGAAGGCAGAAGCTCCCAGTGGGCTGCAGTCCATTCCTCAGCTGTCTCAATAGCTGCCTTAGCCTTATAGTTATGTCCTTCGTGAGAAACAACAGCATCCTTAGCATATGTGCTAGAAGAAGAGTATGCAGGTGCAAGAATCTCAATGCCAGCTGAGCCATCACATACTGCGAACTCATCAGGATATGTGTAAGCATTGATGGTAGCGCCAAGCTCCTCTGCAGAATAGAGGTTAAGATACTTAATATCGTCAGCATAAAGTGCTGTAGCCTCTGCACCAGAAGGTGACTCGGTAACACCTGTCAAACCATTCCAAGCAACACCAGGAGTATAAGGACCAGTTGATGCATTTACCTTAGAACTATCGTAAACATAGAGAACGCCATTCTTTGTACCGGTTTCAAACAGTCTTTCGCCTGTCTTATCCCATTCAAGTTTAGCCATTTGAGTTTCCTCCTTAATAAATTTTAATTCCAATAGATTATATACTCGTCATGGTATAAACTATCCGAAACAAATTCTCTTTGAAATCTGCATGTCTGAAGTTTAGCAAGAACATCGATTAGCGGATCATCTGGATCTCTTGTTATATAGATTAATCTATAACCATGATCGAGTTTATAAACATCGTTGTTAGCAAAAGTACCATCTATACGAGTTCTCGAATAAACGATACAAGGGTATTTAAGTTTTACATTTTCGGGAGGTTGAAAGTAAACATTACTTGTAAGAGTCACAAGATACTGCTGCAAATCTAATCTAGTCTTCGCCATTATACAGTCCTCCCAAAGATAAAATTAACCTAGGAGTTTGGACTTCAACACTGTTGACTTTCCATTTAGCTCCTAGGTATTTAGCATATCTAATAGAGTGAAAATTCTGCATGGCATATTCATTTGCGACTATACTTATTCGATTTGACACGTTAAGATCTGGATTAACATTATCTGATAATTCAATTCTTTTTGTACTATTCAGAACATCTCCGCTGTATTTCTTTTTAGTAATTGTGGATTTCCAAATACCAGAACCAGCTGGAGTTTCCGCTGTTGTGGCAAATCCAATCTCATCGTAATACTTAGCCATGAGAATTCTCCTCTAAAAATTTGCTTTTATTTTGAATTATGAAGGATCTGCAACACCAGCAAGGGAAGCAATGTCAGCGCTTGTAGCGGTTGTGCTATTAGGCTTGATAAAGTAA